AAGAAGTAATTAAACAAAATAAAAATTTAGAAGCTGCACATAATGAAATAGGTAAAGTAGCTCAAGCTGATGCGATAACAAAACACCCGACCGGCGTTGGATTTACTGGTGTTGCCGACAATTCGGCTGATTTCGAAGCATCAAATCAAAAATCAACTTCTAATGCAAATACAACAAAACAAATTAGATCGGCTATTGAAAAAATTAAAGGCGTAATAGAAGGGATGAAGCAATAATGCCGTTAGGACCTAGACGTAGAAAATTAGAAGCTGATTTATTAGAAGTATTCGGCGATCCGGATGCGCCGGCAACCGGATTAAAACTTGCAAAAGCATTATCTAGATTTTCATTAGGAATACTTCCTCCAACGATAGGAGTATTTACAGGTATACAACCATCGGCGGCCGCATATGATTCAGCACCGCCATTTGAAAAAACAATGGGTATTGAAAATGCAATAAATACATTTGCATCATTTAATACAAGTGGTGTGCCACCGGTTATTCCTGGGTTTGTTGCATCACCACCTCCGCCTATCAAAGGACTTCAACGTTTATTTGATATAGTTAGAGATAATAAAGGAACTACTGCAGATATAGCAAAACTATTATCATATGCTATATTAGCCAATTATTCGTTGGGTAATTCGACATTTACGCCATTAAATATTTTTGTCCCAACTTGGAACATTCCTATCATTCCGGCTAGCATTCGAAATAGTGATGAATATGAAGAAGCATCTGCAAATAAAAATAAAGCAATGAGGCGAGCAGAAGAAGCAGAACAGTATGCACAAGCTGCTCAAGATGATGATTCATTGACGGATACAGATCTATTCTTTGAAGAATCAAATCCTTCAAGCTAATATTCCGGCCTATTTATTACTATTTACATATTTATTAAAAAGGGAATTTACTATGGAAAGCAAATCATTTGTAAAGTTATTACGTAAAATTATAAGAGAAGAAGTTGGTCGTGCAGTAAAACAAGCATTAACAGAATCCAACTTAAATCAGGCTACAAATTCAAATGTAAATTTGACAGAGATTATGGAAGATCCAATGCCTAATCGTCCAAGAGCAAAAAAGAAGTTTGCTAAAAATTCATTGATAAATGATTTATTAAATGAAACAGCTACAACTGCAGATTTTGCTTCAATGAGACAAGGACCTGCTGTAATGCAAGAAGAATATCCTACAATGGGTAGCTTTAAAGCAGATATGGCACAATCAATTAGTGCACCAGCACAACCACTAGCAACAACAGATACACATGGTAAACCAGTAAACATGGCAAATGAAAAAGTTGCAAATGTCATGAGTGCAATGACTAGAGATTATTCTGGACTAATAAAAGCAATTGATAAGAAGAATGGTAAAATGGGAACTATTAAATAATGGCTAGACCTGTATATCAATATAAGCCTGTAGAAGGAACTGATACTGCAATTGGTATACTCTTACCTCTTAATAAAGGAGCACAAGGTCGACCTGTAGATTCTGCCGAAGCATATACATCCGGATCACGATCTGGAAATGGTGTATTTGTATCTTCTTATACAACTAAAGAAGCTGCAATATCAAATCTTAAGAATTTAATTTTGACAGAAAAAGGCGAAAGATATATGCAGCCAAATTTTGGAACAAATATACGAACAATATTATTTGATAACAATACAGAAGATTTAAGAGATGCATTGCAAGATTCGATAGACGAAGATGTACAATTTTGGTTACCTTATATTAAATTACAAAATACAAATATTACTTCTTCCGTGGATATGCAAGCATTAACAATTACATTATTATTTCAAATTACCAATATTGGTGCTAATGTTGTTATTAATATATTAGCCACAGAAAATGCTTTTGAAGTTACAGAATCAGAACCGGGCGAAGAGGAGTTAGTTGAAGTTGATACATTTGGTTCAGATACTGCATTCAATTTAGGTGGCGGAGGAACTTATTAAGGGATAAATTATGGGTAATATGATTAAAAAAGATGTTAAATACTTAAATAAAGATTTTGCACAATTTAGACAAAACTTAATTAATTTTGCAAAAAATTATTTTCCTGATACGTATCAAGATTTTAATGAATCTTCTCCAGGTATGATGTTTATGGAAATGGCGTCATATGTAGGTGATGTACTTTCATATTATACAGATACATCGTTCAGAGAATCATTATTATCAACAGCAGAAGAATCATCAAATGTTTTGATGTTATCTCAATTATTTGGATACAAACCAAGACTTAATTCACCAGCAACATGTAAATTAGATGTATTCCAATTAGTTCCTGCGAAAGGCACAGGTACATCAGCTGCGCCTGATATGGATTATGCATTAACAATAGCAGCAGGTATGCAAGTTGCAACACAAGCTGGAAAAATATTTCATACAGAAGTGCCAATAGACTTTAATCAAGATCCAGAAATAACAGTATATGAAATTGACGGGTCTGGTAATGTTGCAAGATATCTTCTTAAGAAAACAGTAGATGTCTTATCAGGAGAAGTTAAATCTGAAGTATTTACTTTTACAGATCCTAAACCTTACGATAAAATAATTCTCCCAGAAGAAAATGTTATTGATATAATCGATGTGAGAGATAAAAATAATAATGAGTGGTCTGAAGTTAATTATTTAGCACAAGATACAGTATTTGAAGATATTGCTAACATTCCATTTAATGATCCAGAACTGTCAGAATATCGTTCAACAGTTCCTTATATATTAAAATTAAAAAGAACACCTAGAAGATTTGTTTCAAGAGTTAGAGATGATCAAAAAATAGAATTACAATTTGGTTCGGGTGTTAGTTCAGATGCAGATGAAGAAATTATTCCTAATCCAAAAAATGTTGGTCATGGGTTAGAATACTTAAGACGTACTACAACAGATACAATTGACCCAACTAACTTTTTATATACTAGTACATATGGATTAGTTCCGGCTAACACAGAAATAACTGTTAAATATTCTTTTGGAGGAAGTTCCGATGAAAATGTCGGTGTAAATGAAATTGATACAATTGATGTAATAGAATATTTATCTGATGGTGGTACTGTTGATTTAACAGACACAAAGGATACAGTAGCGGTTACAAATCCAGAAAGTGCAACTGGTGCTAGGCAAAGGCAAAGTTTAGATGCAATTAGACAAAATGCAATTGCAACGTTTGCAGCACAGAATAGAGCAATTACAAGAGAAGATTATATTGCAAGAGTATATTCAATGCCGGCAAGATTTGGAAGTGTTGCAAAAGCATATATTGTAGGCGATACACAAATTAATACATCTGATAAAACATATCCGGCTGAAACAATTTCAAATCCATTAGCATTAAATTTATATTGTTTAGGATATGATGAAGATGAAAAGTTTATAGAATTAAATCAAGCATTAAAAGAAAATTTAAGAACATATCTATCACAATATAGAATGTTAACAGATGCAATTAATATTAAAGCAGCATTCATTATTAATATTGGAGTTAGATTTGAAGTTATTCCTAAACCTAATTATAATTCTAATGAAATAGTATTACAAGTAATTGATCGATTAAAAACATTAATGAGTAATGATAGAATGCAAATTAATGGACCATTAAGTATATCAGAAATAATATCAGATTTAGATAGATTGGAAGGAGTACAAAGTATTCCAGAATTTGAATTCATTAATCTTCATGAACGTTCAAAAGGATATTCTGGTAATGAATATGATATTGCAAAAGCTATAAAAAATAATATTTTGTATCCATCTTTAGATCCTAGTATTTTTGAAGTTAAGTTTCCAAATAAAGATATTAAAGGTAAGGCGGTCAAACCATAAGGGATAAATTATGAACAGAATATTTTACGCAGAACGAGATACAACATTATATGAAAAGCATCCAGAACAAAATACTGGCATTGACGAAATACTAGAACTTACAAAAACAGCTTCTGGGTCTCGATTAAATGGAGAGATACAAGCAAATACTTATAATACAAGATTCTTAGTTGATTTTGGAACTGAAATAACTACCATTCAAAATGAAATATCAAATGGAAATATACCTGCACTAAGCAATGAAAATTCAACATCAGCATCTGTATTTTTGAATATTCGAGCAACAGATGCATCTGATTTGTTACAATCATATACAATCGAAGCTTATCCAATTTCAGAATCGTGGGATAATGGCCGCGGCCGATTTGATGATCTTCCAAAAGATAAAGTAGGCTGCTCATGGAGATTTAGATCAGGCGATGCTGTTGCACAAAGTGGAGTATATTGGAATACAGGTTCGGCACATAGTAAAGAAACATCTCAAGGAACTACAGAAATATTTGGCGGAGGAACATGGATAACAGGTTCAGGATTTGAAGCTAGTCAATCGTTTCAAAATGAAGCACCAGATATTAGAATGGATGTAACAAATATTGTTAGAAAATGGACGTCCGGAGATATAACAAATAATGGATTTATAATTAAACGTACATATCCTAACGAAATAGATGGAGTAAACAGAGGTTCGATAAAATTCTTTGGTAGAGAATCTCATACAATATTTGTTCCTAAATTAGAAGTGTGTTGGGATGATAGTAATATAAATGATACTGGAAAACAAATAACATCTAATACATATGTACCTTATTTCAAGAATATAAAGGCAGAATATAGAACATCTGAAATTACAAGATTTTTTGTAGGAGTTCGTCCTGAGTTTCCATCAAAGACGTATCAAACGTCATCGTTTTATTTAACAGGAGATACATTGCCTTTATCAAGTTCATATGAGATCATTGATTCTGCAACCAATGAAATCATCGTAAAAGATGAAAAAGTATTTAGTAGTTCAAAAACAAAAATAAGTCAAACATCGGCATTAGGTAGTTTCTTTGATTTGAGAATGGATTCGTTTATGCCAGAAAGATTTTATAAAATAAAGTTAACATGTAGAAGAACAAATGATACACAAACATTTGATGACTTCTATTTCAAAGTGGTAAATTAAAATGGCAACATCAGATAAAAATAAACCAAATAGATTTTTATATTCTGCTAGAGTTGATCAAGCAAAGCCGGATACTAACAAAATGTTGCTAAATATATTAAAGGATGAATTTCCTGATGATATGTATTTTTCTCGAGATAGATTGACACCGCCAACTGCAGCAGAAGCAGCATTTGAAGCTAATATGGATAAAGAAACATTACGTAAAAGAAAAAAAATTCAAACAGCAGAACGAAATGAAAAAAATGTTTTAGATGTAAATGTTTTACGTGATGAATATGAAGGCTATGAAATATCCAAATCTATACCTACTATAGATGAAGATGAGTTAGATGATTTGATAGATGAAGAATGGACATTTTTTGAGGATGCAGATGAAGATGATGAAGAAGTAGTAGCAGTAGTAGAACCTGCACCAACTGGATTATTTTTAGTCAATTCTGAAACAGATTTAACAGACTTTCATGATCTTTATATAAATGGCGGACCACAAAATATAGATCCAGAAGCAGAAAATATTACTGATAGAATTTTTTGTGTGTTCTTTATTCGAAATGGTATTGCATATCCTATACCAACATATAAGACATTAGAAGTAATGTTAGTTGAACGAGGATTAACATATGATAATATTACAGAAGCAACCCCAGAACAAGTAAAAGATTTTGATTTATTATTGGATGGAGATAATACAGCTGTATCATATGATACCACTGATCCGGAAGAACAAGATGACGATGATGATATAACACCGTATGAAGAATTTATTCAAAGATCAATGCCAGATCGAGATGGTGAATGGAATTATGGCATTAGATTTAGAAGTGGATATCGTCCTAAAGCACCATTCTTAAGAGATCCGGGCGATTATATCAAACCTGAATCAATGAGAGCTATAGATGGCAGACAACCAGTAGATGAAGATGGAGAACAATTACCATCAGATTTATATGTTGATGAAGATCCTGGAGATAGATATTTTGATCAAGTGTTTCAAAAACAGACAGGTCGTGAAAGATTAAGAGAAAAGTTTGAAGGCAAAATGGCAATTGCAGATTGGCCATCGCCGGAATATGATATTGATAAAGTTAATAATGCAGATGAGAATACAGCAGATGATGCAGTATTTAATTTGCGATTAATGATAAATGGTCATTGGAAACAAGTAACAGATGGCCGTGTTATGAAGTTATATGCATATCTAAATGAATATGATATTTCTAATTATGCTCCGGTTGATGCTGGTCGTTATGGACCTACCGGATACATTCAAATGTTAATTGATGCCGGAGGTGTGCAAGTTGTTCAACCTAATAATGGTAGTGATGAACAGAACGATGTTTTAACAGGAGATTCAGACTTAGCAAGACGTGTTGAACCATTATGGAATGCATTTCCTCATATTGTAGAAGCAGATAGATTAGATTATGCAGAATATCAAGATTATTTGGATAACTATTCAAATGGTGGCAATCCGTTTATGGTGCCAGAATTATTACCATATGAGCCGCCAGGATCGATAAAATACTACAATAAAGCTCAGTATGCTGATTTAATTCAGCAAGCTTTGGAACAAGAACAAATTGATGCAATCAAAGATCAGATATTTGACATATGGCCAGAAGTAGCAGCAATAATAACTAACATGAAAGTTAGATTAGATGCAGTACCGTTAGATTTTTCTGGATTTGTTGATCAACGATTAGGAAGAAAAGGTCCATTATATAAGATATGGTTATCAAAACAAGGCAAATGGAAATATGTTAAAAAATTAGCAAAATGGAGAGGTGGCAAAATAAAACGAAAAGAATCTCATCAAAACTTATTTAAAGTTATGAGAAAGTCTTATCGAGCAATTGCAAATCTAAGTGAACGAGAAGAAAATAAAATTGTAAATAAATACAAATGGATGAAGTCTGTTGCAAGAGATAAGTTTGCAGGTTGGTTGAATAAAGGAGGAAGGACAGCGGTTGCAGGAGGTTCAGCAGCATCTACAGCATTTGCATTTGCAACTGGTGTTAATTCAGCATTAAATGGAGCAGCAATAGGCTTCCGAGTTGCTGGATATGGATCAAGAATGGCAGGAGCATTGACAGGTGTATTAGGTAATTCATCAGGTGTATTATTAGCTAATCCAATATTCTTTTATGCTGGTCTTGGAATGGCAGCATTTGCATTAGCAGATAAATTGATTGGAGAAGTTCCTGCAGATAAATATATTTTACCACCATGGAGATTTATGGATGATAATTGGTATCTAAAAGCATGTATTTATAACGAATTAGATGATACGGTAGAATCATATTCTGGAACAGCTCGTTCATTGGATATTGTAATGCCGGCATTAAAAGCTGATGTAGATGAGGTATATGAAGATATGGGTAGTATAGATGATAGATTACAAAGAGCAAATACTGCAGAAGAATTTCAAGAATTGCTAGATCAAATATTAGCATTACGAACCGCATTTGAACAGTTAGATGCCGGAGGATTGTTAACTGAAGCATTTGGATTGAAATCTGCAGTAGATGAATATTTAGTTGATCAGTTAAAAAGACAATACAATGCAATACAATTTATGAGAAAGAAGATTCATCGAAAAGTAGGTAACAAGAAAAAATTCGGAATTGTATGGCCAAAAGGTCCACAACAAATTTTGAATACATATGTACCAGGATGTAAATTTGATAATTATGTACCAAAAAAATAAAGGTATTAAATGGCAATAGATAGATTTTCAAATATAGAAGAGATTAGAGAAGTAGACGGCAAAGTACGTGGAATTGTTTGGGATTCAGACGATTTAGATGTATTACAACTCGATCTACAAAATGTCTCTCCAGAAACACGTCCTATTGTAGAAATACAGTTATATAGTCCTGGCGAACAAAATATTTATGTTGCTGGTGGTG